TTAAGCAACCACTTGGACCCCTTGACTTGCCGACCACGCAACAACAACCTTGGACTTGATGAATAGATATGCGGAAACCGGATTACCATCATCTAAACCATTTGTCATTTGGATGGAGAACTGGGCGTTTGAGAAATCAACACCCTCACTATCTAACATATCATAGAGAACACCAACACCATAAGCAGCACCGGTGTCGGGCATATAGCGGTAAGAAGACGCAGCTGCTTGGTTAGCAGTGTAAAATCGGTTAGTGTTGAGAGGAGAGACAGTTGTGCGGGTGTGATGCTTCTCGGGAATAATAGAAGATAAGAAACCCTTAATAACTTGAGAATCAACAACCGGCGTAACATTAGTAGAACTGTAAACCGATTTAACCTCAAAAGCACTTGGGAAACGCTCACCATTACGGAGGAAGGAAATAGTCTCAAGATTAGCAACATCAGCCGAACCCGTTGAACTCCTAGTAGGCATGTAAGTAAGAAAACCATCTTGGGCGAGATTATTCACAAAATTAGATGGAACAAAATTTACAAAACAACCAAGAACCTTTGATAATCCAAGATTAAAATTAATAATGGAATTTGTGCTTTCAAGAGTAGAGAAATATGACGTAATCGAATTAAATGCTAAAATACCGCTATCCGGTGCTTTCTGTCCGTAGGTTACTTCGCAAGCAACTTCTAATCCACTTAATTCATAAAAGCAGTTAGCAATATTTGATGAATCTCCGCTACTAGAATAAAACACTTGAGAATCGGGGGCGAGGTGAATTTCTATCTCAAGAGGAACTTTATCAAGTGGAAGCATAGAACCGCCAAGAGTTAGACCCGAAGGGAGGGGAATACAGAAAGGAGACGCACCATCAGCACGAATCACACTATCGCGGAAAGACTGATAGTTAGGATAAACTAAAGCAGTTTCACTTAAATGTCCCGCTACATCTTGCATACCCGCCATCACCGGTAAATAAGAACTCATGAAGCGTCCATAATGTCTAATATGCTCTATAACTTGTTTAGTTTCAGCGTGTCTAAAAACTAACTGGTCTATTACTGAATAAATTCCAAGTTTATGAGAACCACGTAATTCTTGTGCCTCGGCTGTCCCATCAGCCCCGGTTGGGTGAAGCGTGCCGGCAGCATCACGCCAAATATTAAGATCACCAGCAAGGCGAAGAGACGATAAATCTAACATACCATCTTGACGACCAAGCGTAACAGTTAGAATAGGATTACCACGAGCAAAGGAAACCTTACCCGAAGAGGGAACATTATTCGGCAAGATGGAGAGATATTTCTGCGTTGAAGTCATTTTATATAATAATATACATAAAATAAATATTAAATAAAAAATTAAAAAAAATACATAGAAAATACTAAACTGTCATTTTTAGACAGATAGATTATAATATATAAACCAAAGGTATGCTTCGCTAAATTTAATCTCATGACATATTTTTAGAGAGTTACAACAACCGAATCACCCTTAATTGAAATTCTCCTTAAGTGAAACATGAAACAATATAAGAGTTTATTGTGTGCCGGTGCTTGGTCTACACCCGCCGCCGTCTTTTCATTGTATAATAACTGTAACTGATTCGTCTTATTGTTTAGGTCAGCAACTCCATCATTAAGAGCATAAGCACGACCAATTAAGAAATTGCGATTGTAATCAACAAAAGAGCGAGGAACAATACCCGCTTGGGTTAGTGCCTTTTCTAATTCAACTAGAGGCTGTGCCGCTATACTCACACCCTTATTAATCTTTGATACAACAATAGGACGAGACGGGACTAATTTATCATCAACTAACAGCTGATACTGTGTCATTCTATCAATAATACCAACTTGACCACTGCGAATAGAATGTAATGAACCATCCATAGAAGAAGATTCTTCTTCATAAGTAGTATTTAGACCACCAATTAAATCAGCACTATCTAGAACCTTTGCATCACTAGGCATTACAATCATGGACTTTGCCCTTGTATTTGATACAGCAAGATTTACAGTCGCATTACGATTAGATGCTAGGAGAGAGTGCTTATAATTAGTTACACTGGGAATATCAATCTCAATTGATCCTCCATCTCTCATTTTAGACATCATACCCGACTCATACCTTGGATCTACTCCAACTTGCTGGACTACGAGATCCATATTAGAGAATTCACAAGTAGCAGCATATGCTGTAGATTTAGCGATGATTTGAGTTGTGCCGTCAGCAACTTGAACTCTCTTTGTATCACAAGCAGCCGAGAATACAATAAAGTTATTGGATGTCGCTTCTATACCCGTCCCACCATTATTATTTTGAAACTCTTCAAGAGTTAGTTTTACATAACCACCATTAAGGGTAATGTCTTCAATCTTGGGATATGCCGCCTCACCCGCATCTGTAGTCCATAAATTACATTCTTGTGTATGTGGATTAGCAATCGCACAAATACCAATACGCTCACCCTTGACAAAAGGACAATTAGCAACACTAATCATATTATTCTGCTTACCTAAAAATATTTCTGTACGGTTTTGACCGTTAGAGATATTAAGTGCCGTTCCACCAGCATCAATACCATGAAATACCGGATTCTGCTTAACTCTGCGACTACGATTTACCGAGTCTAACTGCTTGATAAATCTCGCTGGGTCTTCAAGGTCAATTTCAATAAATAGACCGTCCGTAAGCATAACCGGAAAAATCTTATCACCACCATCAGCAAAGAGACCGGAGTGAATAGGTAGAGATAGTTTAGCAGTTACGAAATCAGCAGCCGTCCCCCAATCACGACCAGCGGGAACAGTTGGGACTGCCTTATAATAGGGGTTAGTGTGTGTATCAATATTGTTAGAAACACTAGTGCCGAGCGTCCCGCGATTTTCAATAGTATCAATTAAACATCCCTCCTTTAATGCTCTCATCTTTCTCATGCTGTCATCAGAATCATAAGAATACTGAATTTGAACCTTGGAGTTGTATTCAGTAATCTCTTCAAGGAGAACAGCACGATTACCCGAATAGATCCTTAAATTCTTGACTACTGACTGACCGCCGATAAATGGGTCAAGTTGTAGACGGGTTGGAACACCACCAGCCGGAACAGCAAGTTTAACATCAAACTTAAGATATGTATTTTTACCATCCATAAATTTAACAGTTGGTGGAATTTCAAAATCTACACGGCGACCGGACTGACCGGCAGTCCCCGAATAAGAACGACCATTAGTTGAGGAAATAGATACTTGCGTCTGTGAGACTTTAATCTTGTTATCATTTCTCCAATAAGAACTCATTTTATAAATATAATATATAAAATAATATATCAAAAATAAAATTAAAAAAAAATAATTTAGCGAAGCATACCTTTGGTTTATCAAAGATTACCTTCGGTTTATTGTGTCCGTCCGATCGCTTGCGTTAATTGCTGGGTTGTAACTAATCCCCGTGCTTGTGATTTAACATCTTTTTCAGTTTGTGTTTCTTGCTCCCCACCTTCTTTAACATCTCCAACTGCTTCGGTTGCTGACCCACCTAAAGCAATAGCAGCACCAACACCTTCTAAACCTAATCCTAGAGGCGTCCATGATGTAAGAAGTCCCGCAACTTCTAAACCACTACCAACAATATTAGCAATATTACCAACACGCTGATAATTATTTGATCCAAAAGTATCAGCACCAAATCCCCCTTTTGCTGTCCTCTCAATATCTTTACCAATATCTAAAACACCACCTAAACCGGCAACAGCACCTTTAGCAAGACCAGTTTTACCCACATCCTCTAATGATTTAAAACCTATTCTACTTACAAGAGATTCAGATGATGGTAAATCGGCGGCACTTTCAACACCGTACCTAAAACCTTGTCCTACAAATCTACTACCTTCAGCCGCTTCTCTTTCACCAACATCAGCAGAAGTTTGGACTAAAGCACCTTCCCTAGATAAACCAGTTGGACTTGGTGGTCTAGCACCACCCGCATAAACACTACGTATACTATCCGCTAAATCACTTGCTCCTTCACCCGAATCAACTAATCCTTCTTTCGCCACCTTCTCTGTGAAACTAACCGGAATAGATTTGAAACCCTTGATTGCTGCTTTACCCGCATCAGCAACATCTCCACGTGCCGCACCACTCGCTAACAGTTTACCTCCGGCTGTCCCTATACTAATAGCGTTTTTTTCAGCAAGTGATATTTGCTCGTTTGCCCCCGCTGTCTTTGCTTGGTCTAACTGCTCTGCTAAACTATTATTAAAATCACTTGTTGCTTGATTAATCTGTTGTGCTTGTTGAGTTAAAGCGTTTGCTTGTGAGATTGAAGCACCCGAACCATATAAATCCATATTTTATATTATAAGATAGTTTTTTATTTTTATTTATTTAAAATAATTTATTTTCACCGTCAGCGATTTTAGTTTCAAATCTTATGTATGCTGACGCGGGGTTAGTTTGTAAATCAAGATATAAGAAACTATAAGGAGCGTCTTCAATTGCTTTCTTATATAAATCCATAAAAATATTGGGAAACATATCACCATATTCTTCATTTATCTTTTCTAACTCTTTATTATTTTGCTGTTTCATGATAATTACATCGCTACTATTGTTACGAATTAAACCCGATACAGCCCTAAAACTTTGAGTTGTAAAAGCAAGTAACCCAATACCGTAGTGCCTAAAACGAGTAGCAAGAAAACTAACAGCATTAGTCTTTTTAAAATCTTTAGTTAAAATATCATCTAAAACTAATGCTACTGTTGGACGCTCAAAATCTTCATATTTTTTTTGAGAATCAATTAAATCCGTAATCATCTCATCATTATAATGATCTTCACAATCAAAATATTTATTCATTAATTTACCCTTTGGATCAGCATTTAATGTATTACTAATAATTTTAACTATATCGAATTTATCTTTATACATGTCGGGATTACATAATAAATTTACAAGGAGATTAGATTTACCTTGCTTGACTGAACCAATAATTAAAAGTAATGAAGGCGGTTGAGGTAAGTGAGGATGAATATCACTGAATCTATCATCGGGGTCGGGATCTTTAACCTTGAAAACCTTGGGCGGTGCTTTCTCCATTTATAAGTATAATATATATTTTTTTTATATTTTAAATTTATATATAATGCAAAACCACTTTTACATCAATCTAGAAAACAGAAAGGAAAAAGATTTAATTACACGTCAAGAACTTAAGAAACTTGGAATTAAAAAACCAAATAGATTTAATGCTATTAAACATGAAATACCTTTAGTCGGGTGTGCTATGTCTCATATCGCTTGTATTGAAAAAGCAAAAGAATTAAATTGGGATTATGTTATTGTTTTTGAAGATGATATCAAAATAGAAGGAACTAAAACTTTAATCTCTAAATTTAATAAATTTATCAAATATGATTTTGATATATTATATTTAGGTTGTTGTAATTATGTGAAACCTATACAAATAGAAAAGGATTTAGCAAGAGTAGTTAAAGCCGTTTGTAATCACGCTTATGTTATAAAATCTCATTATTATGATACATACTTAAATAATCTTAAAGACGGGATAGAATTAAAATTAGGCGAACCAAATAATGGTAGATATAACATAGATGAATATAATGAAATATTACAAAAAAAAGATAGATGGTTTTGTTTGTTACCGATTCATATAACTCAATATGATGGATGGTCTGATAATTTTAATGAAATAAGAAATTATAGTCAGCGGATTAAACACATACCGAAGAGATAAAATCAGTTAAATTAGGATCAACTAATAATGTTGATGGGTCTAATTTAGATCTGTCATTTTTAAACTGGTCTTTATCAATTGTATTTTTTCCGTGGACTACAGCAGTCATAGTATAATATGGATTAGTTAAAGCGATTGTTTTTAATTTACAAGATTGAGTTATACCTAAACCCTCTGCCTTACTTGAATTTAAAAATCCCTTTGTTTTTTGATACCAACTTTTATGAAACATTAAAGTTGCTTCATGAATTAGTTTTTTATTATCACCACAATCAAGAGCATAGAAGTCATTAATAGTGTATGGCGGATAAATAAAGATCATCTTATCACAACCAACGCAACCCGCTTTGTTTTGTTTGAGTGTTTCATAAGAGTGAGATATATATGTCGGCTCATACATATCATCATCATCCATAAAACAAACTATGTTATTGTTTGCGTTTTGGACTAATTGATGTCTTTTTTCACCGATACTTAATTTGGTTTTATTTCTAATATACTTGAGTTTAATAGGTTTAATAGTATCACTAAATTCTTGATAGTTATCAAATAAAGGTATTTCTCCATCATCATGAATCACAAGTTGTAATAGTTTATGAGGGTAATTTTGTATCTTAAGATTTCTCAAAATAAAAGGGATAAATTTAGACCGATTATAAGTCGGCATCAAAATTGATATTTTAGGTAAGTCCATTTATATTATTAATTATATTTTAATATTATGAAAAAAACCAACCTTTTGAAATTTCTTCTTCTTTCTTTTTTTGTAAGTTAATGTAATCTTTAATGATTGATATATCAGCTCTCATAGAGATTAGATCCGTTTTGATTTTATGAATGTTTTGATTGATTTGGTGAATTTCATTCTTCACCTTTTCAATAGGTTTGGTTTCAAAAGGATTACTATAATCGCTCATATATTTTATCAAAATATTATTATTGAAATTAAAAAATAATAAATAATAAAAATGGATAGACTACAAACCCCAAGACCATTGCCGGAAAACATAGATGAATGGAGTAATGAGATAGAGGAGTTATTAAGTGAATGGGGTGAGATTGCGATGTGCTATGCTTACTTACATAATTTTAGTCAAAGAAAATATAAAGCAAAATATCATCATTTACAAATACCGATTATCGTGTTATCAACATTAACTGGTACGGCTAATTTCGCAACAGATAGTTATGTGCCTAATGATTATAAACAAGGGTTTAGTGCTGGTGTTGGATCATTAAATATTTTTTGTGGTATACTTGGGACATTATTAAGTTTCTTAAGATATAGTGAAATTTATGAAGGTCATAGAATAGCTGCTTTATCATGGTCTAAACTTGGGAGAGCAATTGAAATAGAATTATCTTTACAAGATAAAAAAAGAAAACCTTGCCGTGATTTTCTCAAAGTGTGTAGAAGTGAATATGATAATTTATTAGAATCATCACCAAATATAGATCTTGATATAATACAAATGTTTAACAAAAAATTTAATGATAAATATCCCGATGTTAGAAAACCTATTATATGTAATGGGTTGAAAGCAATAACCCCTTATAGAAATCATACTAATGTTACAAAAGAAGAAGAAGAAGAAATACAACAAGAAGATTTACCTTGATGTATAGAAAACATAAATCTGTCAATTTTAGACAGATGGATTAAAAACCAATAACAGAATTGATTTATCATAAGAGACCTTATAATTATTCATCTGTTTAAAAATGACAGATTTAGATTAATTATATTTTTGTATAAATTAGAAATCAATAAATAGTAAAATTAAATAAAAAATAATAATTTATAGAAATTTTTTTATTGATTAATACTATAATATGAGTTTTATGCCCGAAGTCAAGATGGATTTCATCCCCGAAGATATGACTGATGATGAAGATGAGATAGCAAGCCAAGAGATAGAAGATTTTAATCAAGATAAAGATCACGCAGAGCAGAGCGTAGCAAGTGAGGATGAAGAAGACTTAATCAAAAAGGTTGTACCAAAAGCAAAATCAAAGCGTGATGACATGAATATTGATGAGATATTTAATATGCCTCAACAATCACAAGTAGAAGAACCTAATGTAAAACTAACTAAAAAAGGTAAACCTAGAAAGAAGCGTCCCCCAATGAGTGAAGAACATAAACAAAAATTAGCACTAGCACGAGAGAAAGCGATGGAATCACGTAAAAAGAAAGCACAAGAAAGAAAAGAAAATAAAGCATTAGAAACAGAAGAGAAAGAACTATTGAAAAAACAAAAAGTTAAAAGAGTTAATCAATTAAAAGAAGAAGTCCTAGAAGAACCTACAAAGATAAATAAAGAATCATCATTTTCTAAAAAAGATCTAGAGGACGCACAATTACAAGCAATTATGAATTATGAAAAAATAAGAAAGCAAAGAAAGGAAAAAAAGAGAATAGAACAAGAAAAGAAAAAAGAAGAAGAAATGCTTAAGGCACAATTAAGACAAGCAGTTGCTCCTCCTAAACAAGAATATAATCCCTTCCAAAACTGCTACTAATAACACTTAAAAATAAAATGGGTTATAAATATAAATGGATATTAAAGATTACTCAAATTATTTAATTTATGAAAATGGTGAAATTCATACAAAAGCAAGGCATAGAGTTAAAGGAGGAGTATTAAAACAACATTTAAATTCAGAAGGATATTATGTAGTAAGTTTATGGAAAGATAGAAAAAGAAAACTATGCAGAGTCCATAGATTATTAGCACAACATTTTATACCTAATCCCGAAAATAAAAGTTGTGTAGACCATATTGATAGAAATCGTCAAAATAACTCATTAGATAATTTAAGATGGGCTAGTGTTAAAGAGAATTGTAATAATAAAAATCATGATGAATATAAAGTAAAAAAAACAAATAAATTAGGTATTAAAAATATTCATTATTGTGAAACAAAAAAATATTATAAATTTAAAATTACAAGAGATAAAAAAACAATACAAAAATATTTTAAAACACTTGAAGAAGCAATAGAATATAAATCATCTGTCTAAAAATGACAGATTAGATTAATACCTACTTTAACTTAAACTTACGTTTATATGCTTGAATATTTTTATCAAGATTAGTAGATGCCCCCCATAGTATATAGTAACTTAAATAACCCGCACTCATATAATTACCCTTCTCAAGGTCTTTTTGATGTCTCTTTCTGTATGCTTCTCGGCGGTCTTTGCTCTTATGCTGGGTATAGTCTTCGTAGCGATTATCCCCAAATTGCGTCGTCTTTATTATCTTTAATTTCTTATCTACATAATGACTAAATACTGCTTTCCATTTTTTATTTTTAGCCGTCCCTTTTTCAATTTTCATATATATAGGCATTTAATATACATGATAAAAAAATATAATTATAAAAATTTAAATTACAAAATTACTTTAAACTGTAAAATCCATCATCATCTACATCAACTTTATATTCTTCCTCACTTGTTGCTGATCCTTCACTACAACTTAAACTATCACGCATCATAAATGTAGGAGGTTTATAATCGGGGTCTACTTGTATATTATCTTTAAATTCATCAATTAAATCGGGTCTTCCGTGCGTAGCAAGAATACTAATTATTTCATCAAAAGCAATTGGATCCATTTATATTTATAATTTAGAAAATTATTCTAGATATTTAAATTTAATGTCATCAAAACTTACTTCTTCATCTAAATCTTTTTGGATTGATTCAATTAATTTATCTACTTCCCAATCCTCCTTAAATAAACTACATCTAAAATCATCCCAATCATCAAAAGATTCTTGAGACCATTCAGTGCTTAAAAATTTATTTGCTTCATCATCACTCCATGATAGTCTAACCATTTTATATATTATGATTATATATTTTAATTGAAATCAAATTTTTTATTTTTTCTTTTGCGAAGCATACCTTTGGTTTTTTGAATCGCCTAATATTTCTTCTATAATTCCTACTGGCGTGCGTCTTACTTTTTGTATCTTATAAATTACAGCTGATGTTTTATCAACTGAAGCATATTCACCATCACTATCATGTATAGATGTAGTTATATCCGCAATCATAGTAGGTTTTGTTACTGTAAACTCTATATCACTTGGATTACCCATAAAATAATCATTCGCTGCACTATATTTATCAACAACCCCTATGATAGGTAAATTAGCACCGGTGGGATTACCACCTATAGCAGTAGCACCTTCTAAAATATTACTCCTTATTGTATAATAAGGTCTCAATACACTCTTTTGTAAATCGGTCGCAGTAATGGTTGTACTTTGTGTTAATACTGCGACTTCATTCCATAGTTCTAATGGTTGTGCGTTTGATGCGGTAAAAGCATCACCAAGGTTATAAAAAAATTCATCATAACCACCCACCTTTTTTGCTCTGTAATTGGGGACGCAAGTTGGAAAAGGTAATGATGTATAATATTGGACGGCACCAAATTGATTAGTAACATAATTTTTAGTGTCAGTTTGGACTACTTCAGCGTTAGTAGTTGGACGATATAAAGCATTACTATTATCATTGTCAACTCTTTTAGTTAACATATTTTTACTTGAAGGAGGAGCAGCAACAGCATAATAATCAAAACCTAAAATATCCCAAAAATTATCTTCCCAATTGTCTTCATCAAAACCCCAATCATCTATATAAATCCCACCATGACTATCAAATATTTCATAAGGTTCTATATTAAGATTAAAACCAGCATAGGTATTAGTATTTATACCTTGGCTCTCATAGTTTGCCATCCACTCAGCAGCAGTTTCGGGATATGGTTGTGATCTTAATGCTTGATTATATCTTAAATAAGGTTTAAAAGTAGGACTGAATCCAAATTGAGGAGGTCTCGGGTTTATTTTATAAACTGTATTACCCGCCTCTTCATTTTTCACTACTGCTTCTATACCTCTTTCAAGATTGTTTTGTGGAGGTATCATACTATTACTATTAACTTGTGTTGCGGTGCTTCCCGCATTTTCTAAATTTCCAACATTATTACCGGTATGAAATCTTTTTAATTCAAATCTATTTGTAACATTATTATATTCGATTGCTGGATTATTAGCACCTATATAAGTTTGTGTCATATATGGGTTAAAATCAGTCATAGTATTGTCGTTTCCATATGCTGCTCTAATATGATTTATTTGTAATGGGTAACTATGTATTCTATCGGGATTTCCTTGATCGTGTTCGGCTGCGGCACGGACACCAATATCAGTATTAGCATATCCACTATAAGGAGTTATAATTGCTGTACTATATGCTGTAGAGTGATGATCGTATCCAAACCTTCTACCATTTTTTATAGCAACACTACCATTTGGTAGTCCATCAGTTTCAGTAAATAAACCTCTTGGTATTCCTCCAATATTATTATTATGAATTCTTATTAATGTTATTTCTCCTAATTCTAGTCCCACATGGTCGTAATTCATAATTGTATATGGTGTAGCAAATCCATAACTTACACCATCTCTTGCGATACTTAAAAAACTATTTGGTTCAATATAATTGTCTCTTTGATCTTCATTCCAATAAAAAAATACTGGGGCTGATGTCATCTCAATATTATTTACCCCCCCTCTTTGTGTAAAAGCATCATCTCCAAAGGTTTCATTATGAATAGCGATATTAGTTCTTGTGGTATATTTATTAAAATGAAAAAATCTTGAATTTCTATGAGATGGCGGTATTAAAAGATTTGGTTGTAAATTAGCATCACTATAATAAACAGTCTCTTGTATATTATCCCATAATTCGGGATAGTAACCTTGAGTATCAAAAAAATCCCTTATGATTTTTAAATTCTCTTCGGTATATAATACATTCAAGACAAATGAATCGTTAGTATTTGCCGTAACAGTATCTGCTATAATTATCTCGCCTATTGTTGAAAATCCTTCATAAGGGTCTATTCTTTCAGCAAGTATAGCACCTACATGATCGTGAATAGTAGGCATATTTTGAGTTGTGTTTAATAGTTTATGCATTTTTCTCCCCTCTTCAAATATCTCGGGTCGTTTAACTGCTATATAACCAAATGTAGAAATATAATCAACAGCATCTTGTGTTACATTATCAGCAGTTGCGGGTAATACAACTTGTGTATAAGCTGCAAATGTTGATTGATTTACATTATACATATTTTGACAATTAATTGGTTTATATGTATTTGTTTCAATTGTTTTTGTAATTGGTCTAGAATATCCAAGTCCATCTAAAATTTCAAAAGTATTTTGATTTTTAGTTTCGGTTAATTGTTGGGTTATTTGATTTGCTACAGCAGATGGCGTATTAAAACCGCTATTAACTTCAATATCTAATCTATCTCTTACTCTATAATAATTACATTCTTGAAAAATACCATTATGATATTTTTGCGGGAATTGTTCGTAATAATAAGGTTTCTCATTAGGTTGCCCGAAACTATAACCAATTTTATCTTTTACAAATAAAGTATATCTTGTATTATCAACTTTTTGTTTATAATGGTCTCCGCTAACTTCATCTCGTCTTCTCGCCCAATCAGCAAAACAAATACAATTTAAATTTATCGAATGATTACCTAAAGGTAATCCTTGATTAACACCGTCTACCCTTGTATAATTATCGGGGTAATCCCGAAGTACATCTCCCCTTACATCATTACCCGCTATAAACCTTCTTGGTTGCTGAATATAATTTGGATATTCATTTGATGTAATATAATAACCATATACCAAAGGTGCTAAATTATCTCTTAAATCAACTGTTTCACCACTTACTTCTTCAGTAAAATAACTTCTATGGTAACCTAATCTATATAATGGGTCGTATGTTGTAGATTTAGTATTATAAAAGTCATGAGGGGTTGTTTTAGTGTAAGTAGCAACTGGATTATTACCAGTAGAGACTCCTTTATATTCTATAGTTTGTGGATTACCCGCCCCAACTTCATTTACAAATGCTCTTTCTAATGAAATTTTATCACCTACATTTAATCGTATTGTTTCATTTAAAGGATTTGTAAAAACTGCCGTATTAGTATTATTACCGGTTCTACTTTCAATTGAGGCAAGCCGATTACAATTAATAAGTTTAGTATCAACGTATTCACTCATGTTATAATATGAAGATATAAAAAAAATAGATTAAAAAAACTTAATTAAACCAAAGGTATGCTTCGCTAAACAGAAAAACCTTTATCAGTTAGTATTTTACATTTGTCTTCGTGCTTCTCTTTGAATATATCAATTTTATCTCTTCTCTTATAATAATAATATAATGATCTTGATTTAATAAATTCTTTATTGTCTTCATATTGTTCTTTTTTTATATCTTTCCCTTTTTGATGGTAATGATTCTTTGCTCTCTCTCTATTTTTAATCTTAAATTCTTCATTATGTTTACATACTTCGTGATAATATTTATTCTCTCTCTCACGACGCTTTTTATAATCATTTAATACTTTCTCAATTTGCTTTTCAGTTAAATCCATTCTTTATATATTATACATAGAAAAATATTTTTAAATATTAAATCTGTCAAAATTAAACATATGTCTAAAAATATGTCTATAGGAATGATTCTATATATATACTCTTATAATTGTTATACTGTCTAAAATTGACAGATTTATAATCTTTGTTTTCTAATATGAAAACATACAGTTGTTTTACCGGTAAGAGCCGTGCATAATGTTTCATTATCATAAACGATATCAACATCAAAACTATTGATTAATAATTCTTGAGGGTTATTGAGTGCTAAATATGTTTTCTCATGAGGTTCAAAATATAAACCACCCGTCTCATTACCACTATTATCAAAGCGAGGTAAGTGAGCGATAATTTTAGAATTTGTCCCTTGTCTCGCATTAACAGAATTTTGAGTAAAATTATTTAATCTAATAAACAATGAAATATTTGAAACAAGTTTAGGGGTTGTTGTGCTTTCATTTGTTGATACTAGATCAGTAGTAACTGGATTAGAGATTGGATCACCACCAAAACCTAATGTAAATTGAGTATTACATTCATCAGTAGATTGTCCATATGATTCACTTCTCGCGGTGATTATTATAGAATCATAATCCACCATACCACCCGACGCATTTAATCCTTTTGGTACTAATAAACCATTTGCCCCATCACCGTGATTAGTTGTAGTTCTTGAGAAATTATTCCAATCCCTCATTTCAACCATTTTACAAAAGACAGTTTCATTATACTTTTGAGACCAACCCCACCAATCATATCTAAAATATTTATCAACATCAAATGAGGGGTAATTCGTATAATGCTGGACGCTTTCTAAAACTATCCTTTGACCTCCGGCACTACTTCTACCACTACCGGCACATACGGGATACATCGCCCATTTAGCAGCATTAATAGGATTTAGACATTCATTTTTAACAGCTCCCGCAGTATTTAAGGTTGAAAAATCACAGAGTAGAGTATAAGCATTTTTATTATCTCCTATATAAATTTTAATTTCTTCATTTTCTAAAACAAATTTAATTTTTTCATAATTGTTAGCGTTAGTTGCTATATCATAAATTCCAGCAAAACTGGCGTTATACGCACCATAATAGGTTACTTGATTCATGAAAATTCCATCACCTATACCGGCTGCGGTTCTTGCTCCCGATTGATAAACTTTTAAATCATTACCAACTCTCATTACACAAACATCAGCATATAAGACTTGGTTCCTCGTCCATACTCCACTAGCAATAGCCGGAGAAGTTGTTGGCGTGATACTATCATCCCAGTAAGTAGGTAAATAATCATGGTCTCCATTTCCTAGGTCTCTCTGTTTATTAAATCTAGATAAACCGACCATCCATCTACCTCCTAAATTAGCATCACTGAAATTAAAGATACATTCACCAGCATTTTGAGAAATAGGATGTTCTAAATTTTGTGCGTAAAAACCTTTAATGTCGGTGCTTTCTATTGTTCCATCAGTTGCCGAGAAATTATAACTATCAGTTAGAGATACATCAGTCCATTCAAGTGCCGAAGTAGTAACAGTAGTTTTAGCGGTCTCTTGTGTAGCAACAAATTTAAAACCCTTGAAATTAAGATTTGTTCCATCATATAAGGGAGTAACCGCCATACCGGTTGTTGAATCGCCAGTAATCATAGAAGGATGAAAAACTGCCTCATTTAATCCCTTATTAATTTCTACCGCCATATCATCAATATTAACTTCATTCTTTTTATCTCCCGCCCTAAATGCTTCACCCGACCCAATCACAGCCCGAAATGGTTGAGAAGTGCTATTATCGAAATCATCATTATATAAATTTTCTAAAGATGTACCGAAATAATGACAGAAACCGCTATTAGCACGATCAAGGATAAATAAACCATTCTTATTAATTTTTGCACTTTGTAATGCTATCTCACTCATAGGAGGTATTCTCATGGTATTAAGTAATCTATTTTGATACGAGAAAGGTTTGAATACATTAGAAAAGGATGGATCATCCTCCGTAGCAATATTAGATGTTACGACTAAACTCATTTTATAATAAATATATATATATTTTTTATCAAAAAAATAAATCAAAAAAAATATTAATTAATATATATGCCGAAATCAAAGAAAGTAGTTTATGTCAAACCAATCACGGATCATAATAAAATACAAATTGATATTAAAAAAACTCTAGACAATGATAAAAAAATTAGCCCCGAAAAAGTTTTTGATGGTTACTCCAAAAAAACAAATAAAAAGAAATAATTTAATTATTTCGATTTTTAAATCTGTCAATTTTAGACAGTCATAAAGATATTCTTATGTTTCCTCTCTAATTACTATATGCTTTTAATTATCTATCTGTCTAAAAATGACAGATGACAGATTATCTGTCACCTCTATTTAAAGATAAATTATTTTATATACATAAGTATAAATAAAACATAATGATTATTCCTAAATCTGTAAAATTTCATTCTAATCTAACAGAAGCAGAAATTAGAGCATACTTTAGTCTAAAACCTTTAGATGAAGACCATAGCGACCACGAAAAGCGATTTAATAAAATTCTTAATGAATATCTTAATACTAAAGATTTTAAAAATGATAATGCTAAATATTGTTATAAGAGACAATTAAAACAGATGATTAAAGATGATAAAATTACCCCTAAATATACCGCATTTAATATGTGGAGATTAAAAGAAATTGAGAAAAATATCTCAAGACAAAAAACATATCTATTAAATAACGAAGGTAAGATTATGCCGAAGAGACCTCCGCGAGATGATAGAAATGATGATTTAATTGATGAAAATAAAAAACTAAAATTAGAAATTGAGAATCTTAAGAAACAATTAATTGAGAAGGACGAGCAGATTGATTTTCTAATGACAGAAAATACAAAGATGAAAAATATCCCCCAAGTAATTGAAGAGAAACCGAAACCGGTTGAAATTCATGAAATTAATGAATATTTAATAATTGATACTAGTGATGAAGAAGAACAAGTACAACAGACGGAAACACCGGCAAGCGTTGAAAAATCTTATTATGAAGAGGATGACGGATATGTAGAAGAAACCGAAGAAGAAGAAAGCGAGGAAGAAGAAGAAAGCGAGGAAGAAGAAGAAAAAACATTAGTAAGTAAACAAGAAGCGATTATCATTTTTCAAAAACGTTGTATTGATAAGATAACACCATATCACGAAGAATTTATGAAACTCAAACAAGGTAAGAATGATAGGGAAATTTCTAAAATAACTAATGATATTTTAGATAAATACGATCAAGAAGTAATTCAGCCGGAAGTAGAAAAATTAGATGATGTATATGATTTACCAAATGAAGAATATACACAAGTCCAAGAAAAACCTTATGACAAAATGAAAGATATGATTTTATATTTTAGCGATTAAAAAATAAATTATCCCATGCTTCTTTAATTTTAATAAACATAGATGACTCACCTCCTTTATCGGGGTGATGTTTTAAAATTAGTTTTTTATATTGTTTTTTAAAATCCTCTTCGCTTGATGATTTCTTAATTTTAAAGATAGGATGAATATCATTTAGATTGATGTTTATAAAACCTTCTTGCTCTTTCTCAAAAAATTCACCTTGCATAAATCTTTTTTTAAAATCTTCTTCAAACTCCTTACGCCTTTGACTATATCCTTTTTCTTTATAATATTGATCGTAATATTCTCTATCGTTATCTTCTTGAGATTTATAATAATTGGGTAATTCATTTTTATCGGGATTATCCCTTGTAACTGGTTCATCACTTGAAGCCCACCAACATGGATAAGGATTCGCTCCACCCTTTCCCATCAATAATAATAAATGTATATTTTAATTGAGATTTAATAATTAAAAATCAAACTAATCTTAAATTATACCCTTTATATATCAATTATGGCGTAATAATCCATCTTTTTACCTAAATTAGATCTAAAATAGATCTAAAAATAGTATAAATTTTAAAATTTATACTTAAAATAGATCTAAATAGATCTATTTGTGGTATAATAATAGATTAAAACCCTATTTTTGCCTTATATTTCAATATTCTAATGTATTTATGACATAATGCGTCTGTTAGAGTCTTAAAAGTTCTCGTTTTATATAGATCTTTATGAATATAAACACAATACGATATTTTATTCCTTACTAATTTATTTATAGACCTATGACCCGATTTAGGCATAGGATATAATGAGTAAGATGGTTTAATATTTAATCTCTTTAATTGTTTCATTAAGAGGTTATGATAAAATTATCTATAAATAAATAAAGAAAAAAAAACGAATTTAATTTAGTAACTCTTCAACTCTCTTAATATACTTTAACTTAACATCAATACAATCATCAATCTCTCGTTTACCTCTATCCCATCGTCCTCTCTTACATACTCTAAATTCACTACTATCATGCTCCCAGCCGTAAATACCATCATAACACTTCCACAAATAAAAGATTCTTAAATTAGGATTTTCTTTTAATAATCTCTTACCCTCAATAAATTTATTTTCTCCGAAAAATAAAGTATCATATTGATTATGATTTATCTTTCTTGTTTTCATCTCAAGAAAGTAATTATCATTATATTTATCAAATTCATAAAAATCACCCATATTGGGATTCTCCTTTGATTTCTTTAATTTACCAAATACACCTTCTAAAGTTTCATGAGCCGCTTCTTCACTAGACAGTCCAAATTTTAAATCTTGATTTAATTTATTTTTATAATCCATTATTATACCTTAAATTAGAAAAAAAATTTATGAAAAAAAACGCATCAATCAATTCTATTAACAGCTACTTCATATATCTCGGGGTCTTTCTCAATACCTATAAAATTTCTATTCATATTTTTACAAGCAACACCAGTTGAACCACTCCCCATAGTCGGGTCTAAAACAACATCGCCTTCTTTAGAATAATATTTTAATAACCATTCCATCAATGCTACTGGTTTCTCTGTGCTATGTTTTCCTCTTGTTGATTTAATTTCAAGCATCGTTGTAGGTAAGGGTGGATCGTAATTAACACCGTGAACCGCTCCAATTGTTCCGCCTTTCATATCACCGTATAAATCTTTATCTTTTGATTTTGATATTTGTGTTTTTTCTTCTTTAACAACTGATACTGGTAAGGGTGGATCATATTTATTTGGTGGTTCTCTTGTAATTGGTTTTTTTCTTTCTTTTGTATTGTATGTTTCACCATCAATTATATTATCACTTGATTTTATAAATTTATGAGTATGACTAGATAAATCATACAGAGGTAATTTTTCATAGAAAACATATATCATCTCATGCTTTCTCATAGGCATCTTTTTTGCTGATAAGAAACCCGCGGGGGATGACTTAACCCATACTAAATCATAACGAAAGGGACATTTCTTGGGTGCTGAATTAATTAATGAAACACCAAATTTAGTTGTAGTAGTCATAAAGATAGGAGTATTTATTTTTTTGATTCTCATTACTTCAATCCAAAATTTATCTAAATCAATACAACAATCCCACTTACAACTTGTTTGTCCGTAAGGTAAATCGCAGAAGATTAAATCAACTGAATTATCATCTATAGATTTCATATGATCTAAACAATCTCCGTGTAATAACAAACTCATATTTATAACAATATATATATTTTATTTTTTATATTTTAACATATCTGTCATTTTTAAACAGATGACTAAATATCTGTCTATAGGATTGATTCTATATATATACCCTTATAATTATTATACTGTCTAAAATTGACAGATTAATCAAAATTCAATATTATAGGATTATCTTCTGTTGCTCTTCTAATTGTCATTTTATATAATATTTGTTGTTTAATAAATTTATTGTTATTTAATTCATCTTGTATTTCATTTGATATTATGGGATTAACGTGATTATTACAATAATAACTGTTATTATACATACGACAAGCACGTCGCACACTAGGTAAATCTCCCCACATATAAATAGACATTACATCATGATAAGGATCATCTTTATTTGTATAAGTTGCTTCATCAAAAATATAATTATTTTTAGCCCATTTTATTAACCTCTTTGCTCTAAACATTATCTCATTCTTTTGAGTTGTATTTGGTCTTTGTTTAGGAGATGTATTTTTTAAATAATCTTTTAATTCTGTCGCATTCTTAATTTTATCATTAAATTTAAATTCATCTATATAAGATTCAATATTTTTGATTATATTACCCTTACTTAATTTATCATCTATGATTACTTCGTGTTTTTTAAATAAAATTATTAAATCCTTTTTTGAGTGAGATTTATCAACTAACATTTTTATATTTTATTTGATATTTTTTTTTTATAATATATACTTATAAATATGGCGAAAACTCCTAAAGGTGAATTGACAGCAACTGAAATACGTAAACTAATTCGCGGTCATAATAAGTTAGTAAATATTAAAGTCCCAGCGGGACTAGATAGAGATGGATTAATTAATTTTTTGAAAAGTAAAAGGTTTGAAGTAGATCATGTGAATAAAAGACTTATTGATAAATCACCCGAAAGGGGTAAATCATTATCACTTGAAACAGCAAAAGCAATTACAAAACCTAAACCCAAGACTGTATTACAGAAACAAAAAGCAGAAGAAGCAAAGGCATCAAAAGCCGAAATGAAAAAGAAGGAAGAGAGAGTTATTCGTAAGAAAGCAGTTGAAGCAGAGAAAGCAAGAAGTAAACCGAAGGAGAAAGTAAAACCAGCACCGAAACCAAAACCCGCACCGAAAACGAAACCCGCACCGAAAAAGAAACCAGCACCGAAACCAAAGGAGCAATTTAAAGTAACTAACGAACAAATAGATATGTTAAAGTCAACAAAAGAAACAGCGGAAAAAAATAAAAAAACGAGACAAGAAAGAACTGATAAAATAACTGATAGTCAATTTGTAAAACGTCCGGCTTTTAAGTGGATATTAAAAAAGCAGAAGGAAATAATAGCGATGATTATTAAATTTCAAAAACAAAGAATAGCCGGAAAAATAACAGAGGAAAAAATGGAAGAAGAAATTGATAAAAATTGGGATAGATTAAGAACAGAACAAGCCAAAGAATTAAATACAAAATTTAAAGACGATCTCGTATATTTTGAGGGAATGAATACAAAAAGGACTGATTCATTAATAAAACCTTTATTAAAAGATAAATGGGATGAAGCAGAAAAATTAAGAAAACAATAAATAATTATTCTTGTGCCTCCTTAACATATGTATCTAACGCCATTGCCTTACTATGACCCATTACCTTGTTATCTTTCTCTAGTTCCTTTTTCATGTCTCCATATTTTGAAGACAAATAAATTTTTCTTAAAAGGGTCGTTGAAATAGACTTATCCAAATATTTTTGACTATACTTTAATAAGGTCTTACTTAATTCAGTGCGTGTAAGAGGTTTACCCGTTGAGGTCTTAAATAAAATACCCATGCCATTCATCTTAAGATAAAATCTTAATATCTTTCTTAAATTATCATCCTCAATAGGTAAATTTAACTCTTGATACTTTTTACTTGTTTTGTATTTATTTAATACAAAATAAATTTGTCCCTTTGATGGAACAACTAAATAATTGTTTTCTTTTTTTTCATCTTCGCTTAATTTCTTGTATGCTGCTTGATTGATAGCGATCATACCCGCTACATCATTACGCATCGGCATACGAGAATAAATATTAAATAAAGTATATGCTTGTAAAAGTTGCATCTCCTTTTTGGTTATATTGTCCTTATTTTTCTTTTTGATTGATTTTAAATCATCAGCCATTTGATTTATCATCTTAAAAATCTCTTCAGTTGTTGTAAAATTCTTACTTTGTTTATCACTTATAACACCGCTCTTATTTTCTTCACTATATTTATCATTCAATTCATCCCTTAAATCTCCATAGGTAATTAATAAATCGTCATATTTTTCATCATGGTTTAACGCCATTAAAAATACAACAATCGCATTTAATATATTTCTTTGACTTAAATAATGAAGATCTTTAATCTTATCCATTACATCATTGGGTTTTGATAGAAAATCAAAATTATCACTTTCATATATTTTTTTTAATTTATTTAAATTAACCTCATATTGCTTGATTGTATTATCCTTGATATTTGGTCTTTTATTTTTAATATCTTCACCAATATTATTTGAATCTATTTTCATTATATATAATAAAAATAGATTATTTTTTAATAAAAAAAACGAGAAAAAAAATAGATTTATTTATTTTTGATTTCTTTCATCATGTCTAATAATTCTGTGTTTGATTCGATTAATCTCTCAGCCCAGCGTTTTAAATCTTCATATTTTTGTTTTTCTTCTTCATATAACTTCTTATATTTAGAACATCTTTCACAAGGATTATAATACCTATATAAATGTCCCAAATCCATTTGTATATCTTAATTTAGAAAAAAATTTAAGCGAAATAACAAGAAAATTCTCCATTCTCAATCGTTGCGACCTTAAGCATCTCAAGGTAAACACGGAGAGTATAGGTTTGAGCGGGTAATCCGGATGCCTTATAAGTTAAATCCATACCCTTATTGTTTACACGCTGACCCTTATTGGGTCTAATCGCCGTCCAGCGGAAAAGACCACCGAGACCAGCCGCCCCGCTATTCTGTGCGTGTCCCTCCATAGTTTCGGTAGTTAGTGCCGGAGTAACGCTTGACTGATACTCATCACGAGTAACCATAGGAACTTTACCCTCCGCGTGCTGGGTAGTGTGGAAAAGAAGAGCAGCATTTTTACGATCAATGTTAAATTCATAAAGGTCATTGTATAACAGATTTACCGATACAGACTGTGCCGCCGGAACATCCTTCGCAGTAACACCATTAAGCAGAGAAATCGGTGTAAAGTTTTCATTAGACTGAAGACCGAAAACAACCTTGGAAACAAGACGACCATTACCACCTAACTGAAGAGTTAGATTCGCAAAAGCCGCTTGGTCTCCCGTCCTCTTCGCAAGTCGGTAATCAACATACGAGAAAGTAAGTTTTGGATTTTGACGACGATACTGCTCCATGATATCACCAGCATAAGTAATACTATCATAAATTAGTTTTACTTCATCTTGATTGACTAGGTATTCAACTGCATCATTAGCAGCATCACTATTAGCAACACACATACGGCGAGAGAGAGCAGCACCAGTAGCAGCGGATACAGTCGGTTGAAATTCAATATCAATATGGACTTCTTGATTTAACATAAACATAGGCAACTGATTAGTACGGAGGAAGGGGAACAAATCACTTAAATAAACCGAATATACCGGTGCTTGACTTATAGTTTGGGCGGAGGTAGAATCGTGAAGCATAAAAGGTAACAGTTGGAAAGAACCAGCACCGCCAGCAGCGGGAACAGTAGCATTACGTCCAACATCTAGACCAACCTTTTTAGCAGAGTTAATAGGTTTATCAGTTGTATTTGCCGTGCGGTCATCATAAATAGGTTTGTGAGCGATACACCTCTGCGATAAAAACTGCTCTCGCTCCTTATTGTCTTCATTAGATGTAAACATAGACTGATACGAGTGGAAATGGTCATAATCATCAATCTCGCATACTGTCTGCGAACCAATACGAAGGGCAGCCGATCTAACAAGATTAGAAACACCAATATTTAACGGATAAAAAGCAGTAGTAGAAGTAAGAGGAGATACAGCAAGTGTAACCTTGGAGTTTGAATGAAGAAAACCGGCAACACGCTGAAGAGTAAAACGAACTCTATTTTGTGAGAATGTAACCGGATCAATTACATCGGTGTGGAGCATCTGTCCGTATGATGACGGAATAGCACCAATTTGAATAAGGTTGGGAATACGGTCTCCGGAAACGGAATCATCTTTCATGTCTGTCATTTTTATAATAATAAATATATAAAAAAAACAAATAAAAAAATTTAATAAAAAAATTACATAGAAAATATTTAACGAAGTATGCTTTGCTTATCAAAGATTACCTTCGGTTTAACGAAGTATGCTTTGCTTAAGCAACCACTTGGACCCCTTGACTTGCCGACCACGCAACAACAACCTTG